TGGCACCGGGCCGCCGGAGCCGATCGGCATCCTCAATTCCACCGGCCTGCCGCTCGTCATCGGCGGCGACAACGGCGCGGCGATCACCTATGCGAATATCCAGGCGCTGATCGGACAAGTTGATGAAAGCAACGCCCTGGACGGCAGGCTGGCGTTCGTGACGAACGCCAAGGTTTGCCAGTCGATGCGCGCCACGCGAAGAACAGAATGGGACACCGCCAGTAACATGATCCAGAATACGCCGGGATCGCTCTGCGGATACCCGTGTTATTCTACTCAGAACGTGCCTAGCACTTTGACCAAAGGCACCGGAACCGGGCTGAGCGCGATGCTATTCGGCGATCTCTCGGGCGTTTACATCGCCGCGTGGTCGATGCTGGACATCATGGCCAACCCGTTTGACAGCGCCGCGTTCGCGTCTGGCGCCGTCCTGGTTCGTGCGATGTGCACGGTCGATGTCGGCATCCGACACCTTGCCGGATTCGCCTGCCTGGACGACATCATTGCGCCAACGCAAGACATCGCCAAGCCGCTCTATACCGGCCCCTGAGCGAAATGCCGCCGGCCCTCGAGCACCGCGCCGTCGCCGAAATCCGCACGGCCGGGCGGACGCTGTATGGCACCGCCGCGCCGTTCAACCGACCGGCGGACATCGATGGCCTGTTCAGCGAAACCATCAAAGCCGGCGCGTTCACCGCGACGCTCGCGCGCCGTGCCGACATCCTCGCACTGGCCGACCATGATCCCGCCCGCCTGCTGGCCCGCACCCGATCCGGCTCGCTGCGCCTGAACGAGACCCGCGCCGGCCTTGAATTCGTCCTCGACCTGCCCGACACCTCGCTCGGCCGCGACGTGCGCGCGTTGGCACAGCGCGGCGATCTGGGCGGCGTGAGCATCGGCTTCACCGCCGACACCGAAACCTGGCCGGATCAGCGCACGCGCGAGCTGCGTGCGGTGACGCTGCACGAGATCAGCATCGTCTCGGCGCACCCGGCCTATGCCGGCACCTCGATCGCGCTGCGCGCGCGCGGATTGCACCAGGCGGACCCGGCGCGGCTGCGGCGCCTGATGCTGGCGGTGCTCTGACGTGGGATTCTGGGACCGCATCACCGGACGGCCCAAGCCGGCGCCCGTGGTGGAGGAACGCTTCGGCGACGGCTGGGGCTCGGCTGGCTTCGGCCTGTCCGCCTACGCCGGCCGCTCGCCGATGGCGCCACACCTGGCCGAGACCCTGAGCACCGTGGTTGCCTGCGTGGAACTGATCGCCGGCAGCATCGCCAGCCTGCCCGCCGCGCTGGTGATCGACACCCCGGCCGGGCGCGAACCGGCGCCTGCCTCGGCCCCGGCATGGTGCCTGCTGACCCGGCCGAACCGCCGGCAAAGCTGGCCGGCGTTCGTCTCCTGGCTGGTGGCCGAGTACCTGCTCCGGGGGAATGGCCTGGCGCGGATCGAGATCGATGGCCGCGGCGCCCCGCTGGCACTCTGGCCGGTGCCGTGGGGCTGGGTGCTGCCACGGGTGTTGAGCGGTGCGGCCGGCGCGCGCCTGGTGTTCGATCGCGTCAGCATGGGACCGGAAGTCGATTTGCTGGGAATCCCGCCGCGCCTTTTGGATAGCGATGTGATGCACGTGGCGGCGCGCACCGATCATGGCGTGATCGGCCGCTCGGTGCTGTCGCGCTGCGCCTCGCCCGTGCATGAGGGTTTGGAGATGCAGACCGCGGCCTCGGCGACCTGGCAGAACGGGCTGCGGCCGAGCGGAATCTATTCCATGGAAGGAACCATGGATGATCCGGCGCGCAAACGATTTCGCGAGCGTATATCAGAGATGAACGAAGGGTCATCCAACGCTGGCCGCATTTTGATTCTCGATCGTGGCGGCAAATTCATTCCGGTCACGATGAGCAGCGTGGATGCGCAGTTTCTCGAAAGCCGGGCGTTTTCGGTGGAGGATTTAGCGCGGCTGTTCGGCGTGCCGTCGGTGCTGTTGCAGATCGGCCAGCGATTGCCGGTGGACCTGGCGCCATTCACCAGTGCGCTCGCCAGCCAGGCCCTCGCGCCGATCGTCTCGCTGATCGAGGCCGAGTTCGACCATGCGGTGCTGCCCGCCGGTCAGCACCTCTCAATAGATATGAGCGGCCTGTTGCGCGGGAGCTATGCCGCGGCCGTCAGTGCGCTCGCCGTTGGCAAACAGAGCGGCATCTTCACCGCCAATGACGCGCGCAAATCACTCGGCCTGCCGCCGTTGGAGGGCGGTGACGTGCTGGTGGCAACCGGGACGGCGCCAAGCTGGCCGGCGGATGCGCACGGGATGCCCCACCTCGGCCCGTCGCCCGGCCCGACCGGCGGGGGCCTGCCGCACGTCGGCACCCATGAGGGCGAGGGAGCGGCCTGATGCGCCAGACGGATCGGCCACTGGACCGAATCGACAGCGTGCTTGCAACATGGCGCATGGTGTCGGCTGATCCGGAATTGAAAGCGGTTTATGAGGCGGGCTTTTTCGCGAGCCTGCGGAACGCTGAACGGCTGACGGCCGAGCAGAACGCCCTTCGGCGTGCCATTCAGCGCACGCGGAAACAGACCCAATGATTGAGGAAATGCCCGACCTGGTTTGGTTGCTGGCGATCATGCCGGCGGCTCTGTTGGGCGGCACTGTTCGCGACTCGGAACAACGTGCCAGACTACCAATCGGCTGAAGCCGGCCGGGGTTTCCAGCCCCGACCGGCCACGGCTCCCATCAACCCCGCTCGAACCGGGATAAACAGATGCCGCTTGTTTCTACAGACTGCCGCGAGCAGCCCGCCGAAGCCGAACTGAGGATAGCAACATCGAGTTGTCATTCCAAGGGTCGGAGCAGCCCCGGCACGGACTTCACGCACTCGCCATCCTTCCGCGATCATAACACAAACCGCCCGGCGCGCGCATCGGGAGATGTGCGATGAGCGGCGCCGCGATGACTGCCGCCAACATGCTCCCGGTCAAGCTGCCCGTTGACCGGCTCATAGCGTTGGAGATGGCCAAGGTGGTGCCGGACGGTGCTGTGCAACCGCGCTACTGGGGGTTTCGGGAGACTCTCGCCCAAGCGGCCGGCGTTTCGGTCCGGACCGTCCAGCGGTCGCTGGATAGGCTGCAAGCTCTCGGCGCAATCATCCACCAGGGCATCGACGGGGGCCGGCGTGCCGTCCGGTATCTGCTGGCCTTTGCGCTGCCAAATTGGCCCGCGACGAGTGCCAAAATGGCCCGCGACGAGTGCCAAAATGGCACACATAGGTATAACGGATATAAGAAAGAGGTAGGAAGGGAAGCAAGCGAGTCGCGCGCGCGCGAGCAGGCCACCCCGCCAGCCGGTTTTCAATTTCATCAGGAAGGCCAGGCGCAGCCTGTCCCGCCACCACCTGCGGCTGTCCCGGCACCGCCCCCCGCGCCGGAGCCTGCCGCTGTCTCGGCACCCGCACCGGAGCCTGCCGCTGTCCCGGCACCGCCCCCCGCGCCGGAGCCCGCTGCCGAGCGGCCGGTGGACCTGAGCGGCTGGCGGCCGGATGAAGCCGGGATCGCGCTGGCGTTGGCTAAGGGCGCGACAGACATCGATGCTGAAGTGGCGACCTTCATCGCCTGTCACGAACGGCGCGGCACGCGCCTGGAGCGGTTGGACTCGCGCTGGCGGTCTTGGTGCGAGCGCATCGTCACCTTTGGCCCGAACGGGCGGCGTGACGCCCCCCGGCAACCCTCTCCCGCGCCGCTTCGCCCGCTGACGGTTCGCCAGCCGGTGACGATCGAGGTCGACGCGCTGGACGGCGAGGCACAGGATGGCACCGGCCAACCCTCTGAAGGTCCGGCAGCCACAACCGCCGTTGCCCTGCCCGAGCCGTCAGCCGAGGCGGCAGGTTCGGCTGACGGTCGGCAAACAGACGCTGACTTAGCGGTCGCGCGGGTTGCCGCGCTTTGGGACCTGAGCAAGCGCCCTGCCGGGTTCGCCGGCGAACTGCGCGACGCTTTCGCGGGGTATCCCGGCCCGGTACTCGAACAAGCCATCAACCAAGTCCGCGCCGAGGTGCCATACCCGATCACGGTGGCGGACTTCACCACACGAGCCAATGCGCTGATGGCCATGCCGGAACTCTTCGACCCGCGGCGCCAGCAGGCCAAGCAGCGCGAACGCGAGGCCGACGAGGCTGCCCGGTGCGCCGCGGAAGCAGCCGCGGCGGTCCGTGCGCGTGAACAGCGCGAGCGCGATGCCGAACGCAAAGCCGGGCGCATCCTGGCGGGCGTGGCAGCGGAGCAGCGCGAGCGGGTGCGGCTCGTGGCGCTGGTCTGGGCGCTAGCGAAACCCGACTATGGCACCTGCCTGCTCGCCGTCCACGCCTGCGCCGTCATGGCGCTGGCGATGCACGATCCTGACGCGGCGCGCGAACTGACCTATCGAGGGCTGGCGGCGCGAAACGGGCACGGGGATGATCCGGAATTTCCCGCGCTGCCCGATGGACTGCCAGACGAGCCTTTCCGGCTTTTCCAGGCAATCTTGAAGGAGAACTGACATGGGAGAGGCGCGACGGCGGAAGCTGGCTGGCGAATATCCTGCTCAAACGCAGGAGAGCGAGGAGAATCATCTGGCC